ACAGATTATGAAAATCCCTGGAAGTTTAAGGGAACCGATTTTTTATCTGAGAATATTGACGATAACTTCGGTTTTGTCTATCTCATTACAAATCTCAAGAATGGTCGCCAATACATTGGTAGAAAATACTTCTGGTCAAATAGAAAGCCTAGAGGTAAATCTAGGAGAGTTAAATCTGAAAGCGACTGGAAAAAATACTACGGCAGTTCTGATGAACTTAACAAAGACCGTAAAGAGATTGGAAACGAATTTTTTACAAGAGAAATTTTAAGTCTTCATAAGACCAAAGGAAAGGTCAATTATGAAGAGACGAAACAACTTTTCATCAATAACGTTCTGACCGAAGCTCTTGACGACGGAGGACCTCTCTACTATAATAGTAATATTCTAGGAAGGTACATGAAGAAAAATTATGGTAACTTTGGAACAAACTCTTGAACGTAATTACCATTGGGTCATAGATCGCATTCATTATCTTTGTGAAATTGATAAGGAAAGAACACCAACTTTGGATGATGCTCATGCTATTCAAAGAGAATTCTCCGAATGGTTGGACCCGGACATAGATGATCATGATGTATTTTCTCTTGAATACATAGGAGATGACTCCTTGCCTTGACAAAATCGGTATGATGTCCTATAATACCAAGGCACTGAAAAGGTCCTTTTTTTAATGATATGATTTTAGAAACACTCCTGGCCCTAACGCCCATTGACTACAACCATTTGGCAAGAGCAGTCAAGGTTGAAGCAGCACCTAACACTATGGATGAATACTGTGTAGCAGTGTCTATCCTTAATCGTGTCAGGTCTCCTCTTTATCCAAATACTGTTGCTAACGTAGTTTATGCTCCCGGACAATATGAAGGATTTCGTTATTGGAGACCAGTTGCTTCTACAACTCTAGTGAATGAATTTAAATCTGATAAGGGAAGAGAAAACTTTCTCAAAGCATATAGTATCATTGGAGACAGGACAAACTTTAAAGGTCAGAGTATGCTCAGATATAGGGTTGCATCTGAAGACCCAATGTGTCATAATAGAGGGAACTTTTACCACTATCACTGGCAATGATACTCAAAGCAATTAAGAAATTACTTAAACCTAAAATTAGAAAGGATGAAATTGCTAAACTTGAAGCACCAGTTATTGAGTGTGGTTCAGGATATTTCACACAGGGATATGGATCTTTTGTAGGAATTCCTGCCCCAAAAGTTTTAAAAAATGATCCTTGGTTTGGAGAACCAATTATGAGTGAACAACAAAAAGAAATTTTCACTGAAGACATTGTTGTAAATATGGATGGTGGAGTCGGTGGTTCTTGGAAGGTTGATAATGAACCTGTCAATATTCATGAAGTGATGTATGACATGGCAACCAAAACCAATAAGACCACAACTCAATTAGACCCTATCGGCGCATCAGAGAATTTTCAAGGAGGTTCGGAAAACCTATATGGATAATGATTGGCGTTACAGTGAAGATAAATTAAAACTTCGTCAACAAGCACTTAGTATTCTTTTGAAGAAGTATGGTTCTGAACTTAATTTAACAAGAGAATCTAAATACAGAACCCAATCCATATATGAGTGTGCTCACGATTGGGTGTCCCAAGGTAATGTAAACTGTAACGGCATTATCAAATACTACGAGGCTTACTATGCAAAAAGTAATTAATGTTTTAGCAGTTCTTTCATTTGTAGGAACTGCAGGTATCGTCGGAGGCGGTACTGCACTATATCTCAATAAAGATTCTATTATTGAGAACGCAAAGAACCAAATTGCAGCAGCTGCCGGAGAAGCAATTGCTGGTGCTCTTCCTGGAATGATGGATTCTGCAATGCCAGAACTTCCCAGTGCCACTGGTGGTGCTATTCCTTCCCTACCATCTACAACTGGACCTGCTTTACCTTTCTGATATGAAAAAAATTATTATGGCTCTGATGGCAGCATGTCTTGCTGCCCCTGTAATGGCAGAACCTCTTAAAGATGAAGATTACTTCACTATGCATTCTATGGGATGTATGCTTCTTCAAGAGTGTACTGATGATGTGAAGGAAGTATTTTCTATGCTTGACATCTCATCGGAATATCCCAACACTGAAGAATATACTGGTGTCACTAGTGAGTTTCATAATATGCTTGTGTCACTCAATCAGGTTGGAGTCAATGTATTCCTTGCTGACGAGAAGTATTTTCCAGTAGGACATCGTGGTGTCTATCATACTGTTTCTAATAACTTCTTTCTAAACAGAAGGTTCATGAATCGTCCTGGCACACTGATGTCTGTGATGCGTCATGAAGGATGGCACGCTGCACAAGATTGTATGGCAGGAACGATTGATAATAGTTTCATTGCTATCATCAAACCTGAAGATGAAGTGCCACCACTATGGAAAGAGATTGTAGAGCGCACATATCCACCTTCAGCACAACCATGGGAAGCAGAAGCAACCTGGGCAGGTAAGACTGAGGGTATGACTATGGCAGCACTGAGTGCATGTGCAACTGGTGAGATGTGGAATGTATATCCTCCTACTCCACTGACTAGAGAGTATCTAGTTAAAGAAGGTTATATTTCTAAATAAAGGTGCGTTGCTCCATACGGAATGTCCGAGGAAGTCAAAAAGGAAATCCCCAAGAAGAAAGGTATTCTTGGGAAATTAAAGGAAGCAGCAGATGACAAAGAAGAACAGCTTGCTATTCTGTCTACTTTTGTTAGGCTTGGCATCCTTGTTTGGAGCGGCGGAATACTCACGCTGGCATACATCAAACTTCCACCAGCACTTGGTATACCAGAACAAAAGCTAGATCCAACTTTTATAGCCAGCGTCTTCACCGGAGTTTTAGCTACCTTCGGTGTCCAGGCAGCAAAGAAAGCAGGAGAAAATGGTGGTAATGGTAATGGTGGTATCACAAAAGAACAGATGGAAAGATTGATTGAGAAAGCAGCACAAACTGCACCTGCTCAAACTATTCGTATTGAACAAGCACCAATTCAGTTCACCACAAAAGATAGTGAACCACCTGTAAAACCTACCGTATAATCTTATGAACTTCTTTAAATGGACTGCATTGGGAGTTGGTGGTGTTGTTGCCGTAGCACACATTGGTGTTCTGGGACACATCATCAAAGCAACAAAAACACCAGAAGTTCCAATTATTAATTTACCTAGGGGAGATTATTCCTCTTATAAAATTAAAGCAGGTAAAGAAGGTTATAGTATAGAATACAAAGCAAATGATCCTGCTGTTCTTAATTCTGAGAGATCACTTGACTTAGATAAAAATAAGAAAGGATTCTTTGGTGGTAATAGTAGTGAGAAGAGAACTGAATATAGACGTGATGAATATACAATGGAAGGCACTCGCAACATAGGAGGTGCCATAACGCAGGGTGAAGAGGGAAAGTCTGCAAAAGACATAGAGTGCATC